AGCGGCACACCGAGAAGCGACTTCCGTCACTTCTCTTGGGCCCCCGTGTGAAGCAGCATTCTGGTCCCCCTGAAAAGGGTCGCCAGAAGCGTGCGTCGAGGGGGCGATCGTCCCCACTCCAACAGGTCTGGACAGCCTGTTGGAGCGGTTTGGTCCACTCTGGCTGGGATGATATGCTGGTAGCATGGCACATTCACTCTTGGGTCGTGAAGACTGGCCGCTCTCGCGGTTGGTTCTTCGTTGCCAAGGAGCTGAAGGCGCTCTGCCACCAGGTCCGCGCGGCTGGCTTGCGGTCTCAGTGCACGTCCACGTCCCGACTCCCGTCGGGCGTGGTGTCGTGTCTCCTGGGACTGGCACACAAGCGAGGTCGCGCGGCATTCGCGTTTTCCAGGTTGGCTAGAGCCCTCCCACTTCCGGTCACCGGAGAGGTGGAGGCGCTCAATGATGCCAGACTGGTCAGCGCGACACATCATCCCACATCGGATGGCACACTCAAGATGCTTAGAGACTACGTGCTGGCTAATGCCATGCCACGTACCCTCCGCAACTTGAATGCGCTCCCCTCCTCGTCGTCGGCCTGCTACGAGCTTTCTGCTGCTCGTGGCGGGGTCGACGGCTTCCTCCGTCAGAAAGGACTGCTGAAGTCTCTGGTTTTCGGCATGATGGGCGGTTCCACCGTTCGTCTTGTCACCAGGGAGTTCGGGCAGTACTGTCAGGATAGCCTCGGGACTTTCTGTCTCAAGGTTATCTGTGACAACGTGTCTTCTCTCGAAGACTCGTCTTCTGACCACGCTGTTAGATGCCTTGGAGTCTTGGTGCTCCGCTCGGAGAGGGCCTTGGCCCGCTCTCGAGCGTGTGCACTCCCAGCTCCGGGAATGAAGTGGCGAGTCATCGGCGTGCCCGATGCACTCACCTTCATTGAAGGTACTTGGATCCGTTGGACGTCGAATCTGCTTCCTAGGAAGCACTTCGACCCCAGTGGGAACAAGTACCCTCCATCCTTCAGCGCGCTGCCCCGTGGGGGTACCTTCCGTTCCTTGGACTTGTCCAAGGCAACAGACGGTCTCTCCCACAGTGCAGTGGAGGAAGTGGTTCGAGCGCTTGCGGATGCCGGCGCGATGAGACCTTCGGATCTCACCGCGGCGCTCCGCTCGCTTGGTGTCGGCGGTCAGTACACTTCCTGGAAGTGGCCTGGCCGTGACACCCTCGAACCAGCGAGAAGGGGAAGTCCGATGGGCACTCCTCTCTCCTTCGTGGTGTTGTCTTGGATCAACGCTTTCGCTACAGAGGCTTTTACGGCATCTGTGACCCATGGTGATGATGCTGTTGGGTACTCGCTTTGCTCGGAGGA